ATCCACAAAGCAAGTCTTCTGTTCATGGAGCAAAGATTGAAACTGCCGAAACGGGAGTTAAGTATGATTATTCTGGAGATTTAACATGGGCTGAACTAAAAGCAAAGAACGAATTGTCAGCAACAATGCTCAAGCAACGGGAGGACATCCTAAAGAAAATACCTGCTGGATTCAGCCTTGTTGATGAGAACGGAGAAGCTGCCATTGGCCCTACAAAAACCAGTACAACATCATATAAAATAACACTTGCAAAATGAAGGAAAAGAAATGCCCAAAATGTAAGAAGATTAAGCCTGCTGATGAGTTCTTCAAAAGCCTTACAAGAGTTGACAAATTGGCAACATACTGCAAGGTATGTGAAAAGGTTTCAAGGATTAAAAAGACAGACAAGTATTCAGATTTATACGGATTAATTTAAACAAAATAACATGGCACAGCAAACAGCAGTTGAATGGTTTTATCAAAGAATATTAGCAGGAAATATCAAAGAAGTATTTGAACAAGCAAAGGAGATGGAGAAGGAACAGATAAAGATTGCTTATAATGATGGAGCAGAAGACATGGTTACAGGAGAGTATAAAGCAATGGAGGTTTATTATAAGAAAAAATATTCAAATGAAAACACCAGTACAAAAGCTGATTGAGAAGTATGGAATACAAATCAGCGAAGAGGATTTAGATAAGCTGATTAAGGAAGAGATGTTTCAATTTGCTGATGCGTGGACAGACGGATTCAATTCTGGCATGGCGGAAGTAGCATTAAAAACTTTAAACTTTCATAATTGGAGGGCATTTTACGAAGAAAAATATAACAATGGAAAGTAACACACTTAGGGTAGAGGTAGTCAAACATATTTTGAAAAAAATAGAAGAGGTTTATGCGATGGCAATAGAACTTGGGGTTGACTGCGGAGTAGTTTCAAGGATTAATAGCACAGCAAATGTAATAGAGCCATACTTTATTGTTGACTTAGTTCAGAGGAAGTTAGGTATTGAAATTTCAAAGAAGAACAGAAGTAGAGGCGTGGTAGAGGCAAGACAAGTTGCTGCATATTTACTGAACAAATACTCAAGACTTTCTCTTCAGCGCATAGCACAATATGTTAATGTCGCAGACCATTCTGGAGTTATATACCACCTCAATAAGATTAATGGGCACCTTAAGTATGATGAAAGGTTGCAGGTTCTAATAGCAGCATTTGACAAAGACATAGCGGATTTTTACGAGAAAAAAAACTTAGATGAAGGTAACAGTATTTAGGTCTTTTAAGGATGTTGAAAATCCATATTACATTGAGCTCTCTTCGGTTCTTGATGGCATAAGGAATGGAAGACAGAAAGAATTAATAGAAAAAATAAGGGCTGAATCGGATGAATCCCGAATTAGGGACTTAAAAATGACACTCCCTTGCGTTCTATTTGCTGGAAGGTTTGACATTCAAGTCATAAAAGAAAGGGAGGATGGCAGTTATTATAAGTCATATAGGACTGACGATTCCCTTTCGGAACACTCAAAGCTATTGCCATTTGACATTGATGATGTAGACATTCACAAGTACAAGGCAGAGGCGCATAAAGACCCGTACATTTACGCACTATGGACTTCACCTTCGGGCACCGGATTACATGGACTTATTAAGATTGCTGATGGCAATAGGCATGATGAACACTATACTGCACTACTAAAACGTTACCCAGTATTTGACTCTACCGCAAGAAACCCGTCAAGAGTTCTGTTTTTCAGCTATGACCCAGACATTTACATAAACGAAAACTCCCAAGTATTCTTTGAGTTAACAGAGAAGGTGGTTACGCAAGGCGTTACTATGACTTCTGGATTCACAGACTACAAAAGGCTTGGGGTGGCCGCTAAGATGATTAGGGTAGCCGAACAAGGAACAAGACACAATGCTGTAATTAAATCAGCATACCTTGTTGGAGGACTTATTTCTGGAGGAATTGTAGAGGAATACATTGGAACGATGGTTCTGGAGTATGAAGTAATGCAGAAGTTTGCCTATGATGAGCAGGAAACAGAACTAAAAGCCGTAAGAGATGGCATCAAGGCTGGAAGGTATATGCCCATCAGCGACATTGATAGGTACGAGCAGGAAGTTTGGCATGAGGTAGGTGCTATTGAGGATGAACTTTCTTTTCTTTCAAACAACAGAGCTGATGAAGAGTTCATTAGGAAGTACAGGGCAGGCCTAATTCCGATGGGTAAACCATTTGGGTATGAAGACATGGACAAGCATTTACTTCTCAATGAAGGGCAGTTCTATGCGATTCTAAGCCATACTTCTACGGGTAAAACACAAGTTACTTTGTGGCTTATATTCCTTTCAGCGCTGAAGTATGACTGGTGCTGGGTAGTTTATACGGGAGAGAACAAGGTGGCGTCCGTTAAGATGAGGTTTGTAGAGTTTTATGTAGGCTCAAAGATTAAAGACTGCCCAGAAGACTTCTTTCAGCAAGCAATGAAGTGGGTTAATGACAGAATTTTCTTCATTAACAACGACAAGATGCATGGCTACGAGGAGATTCTGGAGTATGCTGAATCTGTTTCTAAGTTTCATGCCGTTAAAGGACTGCTGATAGACCCAGTTAACTCACTTAAAATGAGTGGAAAGGCCTCTAAATACGAGCATGAGATGGAAATGTACACGAATATGCTTCTGTTTACCAAGAGGACGAACATAACTGTACTACTTTCTGTACATACAAGGAGTGAAAGCCAGAGGCAAAGAGACAAGGATGGCAACCAGCCAATGCCATACCCTGCTGATGCTGATGGTGGTGCAGTTCTGGTGAATAAGACGGACATATTCATTGTAATGAACAGGAATACGCAAGACCCAGAAAGCTGGATGATTAACGAGCTGAAGATTGTTAAGCATAGGACAGCGGAGTTTACGGGTGGCGGAGTTACCAAGAACGGAGAGTCCATACGTATTAAAATGCATAATGGGGTGGAGTTCACGGATGAATACGGGCATCTACCATTTGAAAGGGACTACCTGCGAATGGACAAGAAGCTTATTGACAAGGAGAGAGAAGAGGACTTAGATTTAGAAGATTCATCATTTTAATTTATAATATGACAGAGGGGCAAAGAGAGAACTTATTTATGCTTTATGTTAGTGCATGCAATGGCGCTATGTACGCTGATGATTTAGTCAATGACGAGAGGGTAGACAAACGTGTTAGGCAAAACATAGCAGTTATTGCTAATAAGTTTCATTGGATTATGAAGGCCATGGAACTGAAGACAGACAGCTCATTATTGAAGACTATTGACACGCTTAGGTATGACGAGGTACTTAGGCTGATGATGGGACTAGAAAGAGAGCAGCAGGATGAGCTTGAATTAATCATTAAAAAGTTTGTAGATGGGTTGGATAAAGTGTAAAAACTGCAAGAAGTTATTTACCCAGACTATTTATAAGGGTAAAAAATCTATTCCTTTATGCCCACATTGCGGAACAAAAAACTAATTTTATGTACATAGACGACAATATTGGAGACGCAAAGAGGGATTACTTGCATGATTTCTTAGAGAGAACTACTTATGATGATGAAAGAAAGCGAACTTTACACTTTATAATAGACGAACTAAGACATAACCATCAATACGAATACGTTATTAAAAAGCTTGAAATGAATGAAATACAAGACAAGGACAGGATTTCTCTTGGACTAAACTATTCCCAATCAGACATTAAAAAAAGACTAAAATGACAGACATCACAATGTGTTTCGGTGGCGATTGCCCAGTAAAAGAAAGCTGCTATAGGTATATGGCAGAGCCAAACGAGTATAGGCAAGCATACTTTTCTATTCCACCTTTTGAAAAAAGTACATGCAAAATGTACTGGGGCAAAGGTTCTGAACAAATTTTTAACGAACTAAATAACATAGTAAATGGTAGTAGTGACGCATAGTATTACAGAGTATATAGAAAAGAATCAGCAAAGGAAACACGCAAGATGGAAGATTGCTGATGGTGAGTGGAGTTTTGAGGTT